TGTTGGCTACTATGAAATCAGGCATTGATGGTATGTGCCTGGCGTTAAATATTGATGACAGTTGTTTTAAAAAAATGTCAGTTGAAATGTCAGAAGATATTGGTGGTTTTGTAAGAATTAATTTAAAATAAGTTATGGCAGAAGAATACGAATTAGGTACCGTTGGTCCAATACCAACCGTCAACCCCAATGTAGCAAAAATTGGGGAAATGCTAAAAATTGCCAAAAAATACGCTGACCAATATTACGTTAAAGAAAACATTCCATTAATTGGCGGCATGACTTTGGGTGATTTTCTTTTAGGTCAAGCCCCGGAAGAAGTTGAACGTATAGGCCAGGGCAATTACCCATTTAGAAATCCAGCAACCGTAGTGGGAACTGGCGGCAACCGTTTAGACGTATTTAAAACAGGGCGATTTGAACCCGTTTTTGATGTAATTGCTAACGTAGCCCTTCCAGCGGCCGGAACCGCACAAATGGTTTCTAGGCCAATAGCACGGTCATTAGGTCCTAAAGCCGCAGAAATGACTGAAGATTACTTAACTAGACAAGGTGCAATAGCCAATATTGTTGAACCGTCACCAGTAAGAGCAACTGAACAATTTTCTAAAGTTGATGAATTAGGGTTTCATTCCCCATTAGAAAACGCCATATTAAAAATCCAGCAATCAAAAGGTACTGGTGATCAATTTTTAAAACAACTGGAAAAGACTCCAGGCGTTAAGACTGAAGAACTTGATGTAACCGGGATAAAGCAATATTTACTTGACCGCCCAACAGTTACCAAGCAAGAACTTTTAGACCAAATGGCCGTTAGCCGGGTAAAGTTAGAACAAAAAGTTTTAGACGAAACAAGTGTTGGTGTTGATGATTACCGTTTACGTGGTGGTGAAGTATTTGATGATGATGATTACATTCGTTCATTAGCTGATGATTTGCATTACGACATGAAATCTGATGACGTAATACGTGCCCAGGAACGGGAAGCGTTGTTAAAAGCTGATCCTGATCGTTACGCAGATGAATTAACAGACCCATACATTAATGCTAGATTAGAAGAAGATATTGACGGTGTTTTGTACGATCTAGCTAAACAACAAGCCAATGATATGTATTACGACAATCCAATTCGCAGATACAACGATGATCTTGATTACGAAATATATGGTAATGATGATATGGGATATAGCTTTAAATCCCCTAGTGGTGAATTTTTAAAGATTGGAGACAGAAATGGAACATATGATTTAGGTGATGCTGAAGCCGCATTACGTAATTACCATGTAGAACAAGGAAATCTTGATTATGGTGCTGGTGGTGCTAAATACGAAGATTACACATTGCCTGGCAAATACAAAAATTATCGGGAAGTGCTGGTAACTTTGCCGGAAAAACAACCTGGAATGTACCCAAACTTTGATTCATATTTTAGAGCAAAGTATTCTGATTACACAGACCCATCAAGTCCAGCGTATTCAATGGCGCAAAAGGATGCCAAGCGTAATTGGGATGCAATGGGTGGAAAAATTCAGATTGACGATTTTTCAGGAAATAAAGTTGGATTATCAACTGGTAACTTTCAATCCAGCCATTTTGATGAACCCAACATTCTTGCCCATACAAGGCTGGATGACCGTATCATCAATGGCAAAAAGACTTTATTTGTAGAAGAAATTCAATCAGATTGGCACCAAGCTGGGCGTAGAAAAGGTTATCAAGGCGGTGGTTTGACTACCGCTGAAAAAGTTGAATACGATGCTTTACAAAAAGAAGCTGATGCATTGATGCAACGCAAAGATTTGATTATTAAAAATCTGCCACCTGAAAAAATGGATCGGATGCGTGAACTGTCAGATAAAAAAGCTATGGAAACAAAAGGCGTACCCGATGCCCCATATAAGAAAAACTGGCATGAATTAATGATGAAACAAGTTTTTAATGAAGCGGTTAAAGGTAATTACGATGCAGTAGCATTTACTACTGGTAAGCAACAGGCCGCACGATATAGTTTATCTAAACAAATTAGTAAAGTTAACTTTAGCGAAGATAATTTTTTACGTGCTTATGACAAAGACGGCAAAATGGTTATTAGTAAAAGGTTAGATAGCCCTGATCAAATTGAAGATTACATTGGCAAAGAACCAGCTAAAAAATTAATGGAACAAGAATTTAAATCTACTTACATTGGCGAAAAAGAAAACGGCGAAAAAATAGCCCATGGCAACGTCAATATGTTTAACGCTAGAGAACTGTCAGGCGTTGATTTGGACGTAGGCGGTGAACCTATGAAAAAGTTTTATGACGAAATTATTCCTAATTTTGTCAATAAATATGGCAAAAAATACGGTATAGGCGTAAAAAAAGAAAATTTATCGTATAGGGGAATTCCTTCTGCCGATGATGTATATTTAAATGCCCAAAAATATGGTTATACAAGATCACAATTTGATCAATTGCCATTAGAAGAAAAAATGAAAATAGCAGATGAAATAAGGCCTAAAGGTGAAGAAGTGCATTTTATTGAATTATCCGATATGGCTAAGAAAGACATTAAAGAAAAAGGTCAACCATTGTTTAGTGGCATAGGTTTAGCCCCGGCACCTTTACTGATGAATGATGAAGATAATTGACAAAGTAGTAAAATAGGCGAAAATGTAGTTTGTATTATCCCCATTTCATAGGAGAACTAATCATGGGCAAAATGGATTCAATGACTGGCGTACCTTCCACAACTGGCGCAACTTCCCCAAAAGGTGTTGATTCTTCTGATTCTACCGGTGAACGTAGCGGCAAAATTGTCAATGGCGTAGCTATGGGCAAAGAAGATATGTGCGGTTCTGACAAACAGTTCAACACAGGCCGTACCGCTGGTATCTGCTATACGCATACCCGTGATGCATATAAAGACTGCTAATCATGCCTTTTACTGCTGATCTAAACCCCAAAAGTGGCAAATCTATGGATTTGCTGGATATGGTTAAGATGGAAAATTATTTGGACCGTAGAAGTGTCACCAAGCCGGCAGTAAAACCAATGGCTAAAACGGCAACACCAGCCGCAGATGCCATATTGGCTAGATCAAATATGCTTAAAAGTAGTGCAGATGATGCTGGTACTGAATTTAGATTTAATAAAAACCAGGATTAAAGCGAAAACCCCACTAGCACGTGAAACTAGGGGGTTTTCTAACCAAAACAACCAATCGGAGTAGTTGCAATGGCTAATACAGATTTTATATTAAAACCGCTGGGGAATAAAATAGTTATTCGCCCGGATAAACGCATTTTAAGCACCACCATCATTGTTAATAACAAAGAGGTGGACAACATGGGCACGGTAGTAGCCGTAGGCCCTGGCAAGATGGTTAAAGGCCGCCGGGAAGCTATGCCGGTACAAGTTGGCGATTACGTCAGATTTGGCACTATGGGCGGTGATGAATACCTAAAATATCAAGAATACTTTACTAACGATGAACGTTATCTGATAATGTCATGGCAAGATATATGTTTTATAACCAACGGAGAACAAGCAAATGGCAACTAAACCCGGTTTGTATGCAAATATTCATAAAAAGCAAGAACGGATTGAAAAGCAAAAGGAAGCTGGCGGCAAAGTAGAACGTATGCGTAGCCCTGGTAGTAAAGGCGCACCAACTGCCCAGGCATTTAAAGATTCTGCCAAAACTGCAAAGAAGAAGTAATTATGGCTACTAAAAAACACGATAAGCCAATTGCCCATAAAACAACTGGTAAAGATAAAACCTACAATCCTACGGATAAAGGTGCCGGCATGACTGCCAAAGGCCGTGCTGAATACAACGCCAAGAACAATGCAAACCTTAAACCCCCAGCCCCAAATCCTAAGACAGATAAAGATAAAGGGCGTAAAGCTTCTTTTTGTGCCAGGATGGAAGGGGTAGTTAAAAACGCTAAAGGACCCGCTGAACGGGCTAAAGCAAGCTTAAAGAACTGGAACTGCTAAATGATTAACTTTACAAACATAGATGTGAAAGATGTACAACTAATCTTGGCCGGGTTAAAAAAGCTACCAATGGAACTTGTTGAAGAATTGCACAACAAACTACTAGCTAGTGCTAACGAACAATGGTTAGCTAAAACTAAGCCAATGGAAAGTAACGTTGAAGTTAATCCGGATGACATTACAGTTACTAAAGCGGCAGAGTAAAGAAAGCTTTACAAATCATGACATTACCAATTGAAACAACAAATAAGGTAGGGGCACCGGAAGGCAATGACAATGCTAGGAAGGGTAAGCTATTTTATGACCAGTTGCGTAAGGTATTGGTGCAGAACGATTCATTAAAGCTACGCCAGGTAAGTGAAAAGCTAGTTGATGCCGCTATTGAAGGTGAACCCTGGGCAGTTAAGGAAGTGATAGATAGGATGGATGGCAAAGCGGTAGCTATACAGGAAATACAAGGCCCTGGCGGTGCAGAACTAAAAGCTGGTTTTGTATTAACTTTTGAAGAACCCAATGGCAACGATTCAGGAAGCTAAAGCTAAAGCACGGTTCCCGGCAAAGCTTAAATGTTTATTTGTTCCTGAAAAGGCACGGTATAGAGTGCTTTACGGCGGAAGGGGCGGATCAAAATCTTGGAATATTTCCCGTGCGCTATTGCTTAAAGGATGCGAAAACCCAATACGGGTACTATGCGCCCGTGAATTCCAAACCAGTATTAAAGATTCGGTCCATAAATTGTTATGTGATCAAATCTTTGCCCTAGACATACAAGCCCATTATGAAATTACTGAACGTAGCATTAGGGGCATAAACGGTACGGAGTTCATATTTGCCGGGGTAAAGAACAATACCAACAACATTAAATCCATTGAAGGAATTGATATTTGTTGGGTAGAAGAAGCCCAATCAGTAAGTTCTAATAGTTGGAACATTTTGTTACCAACCATCCGTAAAATTGATAGCGAAATATGGGTTAGTTTTAACCCGGAACTGCCAACTGACGAAACGTGGAAGCGGTGGGTTTTGCAACCACCGGAAAACGCAGTAGTTCAAAAGATTAATTGGTCAGATAACCCATACTTTCCGGAAGTGTTAGACCTGGAACGCCGTGCCTTACAAGGTAGGGATATAGAAGCCTATAACAACGTATGGGAAGGTATTCCCCGGCAGACGGTCAATGGTGCCATCTTTGCTAAAGAAGTCACTATGGCTGATCTAGAAGGCCGCATATGTAATGTACCTTACGATGCAACTAAGGGTGTTAATGCAGTTTTTGATCTTGGGTGGGCAGACTTTACGGCCGTGTGGATACTGCAATTTATTGGTCAGGAAATTAGGTTAATACGATATTTTGAAGATAGTCAGCAAACCATTAGTTATTACATGGCTAAATTGCAATCATTTGGTTACACATATGACACGATATGGCTACCGCACGATGCCAAAGCCAAATCCTTGGGTACAGGCAAATCCATTGAAGAAATAGTACGGGCTACCGGCATAAAGGTACAAATCTTGGACCGGGTGCCAGTTGCAGACAGTATTAATGCCGCCAGGACTATTTTTAACAAATGCTATTTCGATAGGCAAAATACTGAACAAGGCTTACAATGTTTAAGACATTACCGGTATGACGTTGACCCTGACACGAAAATGTTTAGTGCTAAGCCACTTCACAATGAATATTCGCATGGGGCCGATGCCTTCAGGTACATAGGTTTAATGATTAATGAACCGAAGAAAGCCCAGCCACAAAGGGCTAATCAACGGGCACAAGTAGGCTGGATGGGATAAATATGGCATACGATGAAAAGAAATATTACGGCGATACAGACGGCGATGCCCGAATATCCGAAGCAATTGAATTCTTACGTCAGGCGGCCGAAGCAGACACTACCAACCGGGCAGAAGCTTTAGATGACGTAAAGTTTGCCGCTGGTGATCAATGGCCGGTGGAAATACAAAATAGCCGTAACCTGGAAGCCAGGCCATGCTTAACAATCAACAAGATTGATGCTTATGTAAGACAAATTTGCAATCAACAACGCCAGCAACGCCCACGGATTAAGTGCCAGGGTATGAATAATGAAACTGATGCCAAGATGGCACAAATGATTACTGGTATTTGCCGGCACGTAGAAGTTAATTCAAATGCTGACTATGCCTATGACACGGCATTTGACTTTGCGGTACGTATGGGATGGGGTTATTGGCGTGTAACTACTGACTATGCACGCCCTGATTCGTTTGACCAAGAAATCTACATTAAGCCAATTGATAACCCATTTACCGTTTACTTTGATCCTAATTCAACTGCGCCGGATGGTTCGGATGCTGAAAAATGCCTTGTTACCGTGGTCATGGCTAAAGAAAACTTTAGGAAAATGTACCCGGATGCGGATGATGGTGGTAGCTTTTCTGCCCGTGGAACCGGTGACAGTAATAGCGAATGGGTAACTAAGCACGATATACGTATTGCAGAATACTTTTATACCCGCATAGAAAGCACTTATTTAGTTCTTTTATCGGATGGCACAAATGCGTATGAAGATGAACTGCCAAATAAAGAAACAATGGAATTGGCTGGCATTTATGAAGTTGGCCGCCGTAAAACATTTAGAAAATCCATTAAATGGTGCAAAGTAACCGCTATGCAAGTGTTAGAAGAAGGCACTTGGGCTGGTAAATACATACCAATAGTGCCAACTTATGGCCAACAATGCGTAGTGGATAACAAACGTAAGAAGTTTGGCCTGGTACGTATGGCTAAAGACCCCCAGCGGATGTATAACTTTTGGCAAACATCCATGACTGAATCGGTTGCCCTGGCACCAAGGGCTAAATGGATCATGGCAGAAGGCCAGGACGAAAACCACGAAACAGAATGGGCTAGTGCTAACAATACGTCCTATTCTTATCTGCGTTACAAGCAAACAGATATTAATGGCACACCGGCACCACCCCCAATACGCCAGGCACCGGAACAACCACCAGTAGCAATTATGGCGGCGGCACAAGCAATTACCCAAGATTTGCAAGCAGTAGTAGGCATTGTTGACCCTAACCAATTACCAATGGGCAACATTAGCGGCAAAGCATTGCAAGGCCAGCAAATGCAAGTGGACATGACTAATTTCCATTATTACGACAATTTGACACGTTCTATTGCCCATACTGGCCGTATTATTCTTGACCTTATCCCTAAAATTTATAGCCAAGAACGTGTAATGCGGATTATTGGGGATGATGGTAAACCCGAATTAACCACTATAAACCAACGTACAGGCGAACAGGATGAAAACGGGATCGAAAGAATATTGAATGACGTAACCATTGGTGAATATGACGTTGTTATGGAAACTGGCCCTGGTTACAACACCAAACGCCAGGAAGCAGTTGATTCCATGATGTCATTGCTGGCCGCTGATCCTAATTTAATGGCCCAAGCCGGTGATTTAATCTTTAGAAATATGGATTTTCCTGGTGCAGACATTATTGCTGACCGCCTGGCCGCAGTTAACCCAATGGCGCAGATTGACGATAAATCACCAATTCCACCACAAGTTCAAATGCAGTTGGCCAACAATCAGAAGCAAATGCAAGCCATGCAACAACAATTACAGGCTATGCAACTGTTTATTACAAATCGCCAAGACGTTGAACAAGTACGTCAAAGTGGTCAAGATCGCCGTGCAGTCATTGCCGCTGAAGTTAAGATGCGTGACCAAAATACCCGTTCATTAACTTCACAGAATAAGACAGAAATTGAAGCATTAATGAAGCTAATCCTTGGTCAAATGGACACTTCCAGGCTGGAAGCTGAAATTATGTCAAGAAATCAGGAACAGTATTCCATGATGAATAATGCCACCCAGGCTATTGAAGATAATATGGCCGTGATGGCACCAAATCCTGAACAAATGCAACAAGCGCAACAAATGCCACAGGGGCAACCACCCCAACAAATGATGTAGTTGCAAAACACTACATTTAGTGTAAGATTACTTAACAACACTACCTATGGTGTATTCATAGGGTTAATTCTTGGGATAAAACTCATGTCAGAAGCACAAGTCACAGAAGTAATTGAACAACCTAAACAGGCTAGTTCAATAGTAACAAGTGAAAATTTAGCTGAATACAATGCTGATAAATTAGGTTTAGCTTCCGAATCAAGCCCAACTGCGGCTGATACTGTTGATGAAAAATCCAGTTCAGAGCCAGCGGCCGATAAAGGACAGAGTGAACCAAAATTAGCTGAAGATGAAGCGACCGGAACAGATGAAAAGAAGCAAAACCCAAAGTTAGAAAAGCGTTTTTCTGAATTAACTAAAGCCCGTAAAGAAGCAGAAGCCAGGGCAGAAGAATTAGAAAAACGTTTAGTGGCAATTGAAAGTAAACAGGCACCTATCCAGGCACCTGAAAGCAATCGAAAGCCAACGCCGGACGATTTTAAAGATGCTTTTGAATATGCAGAAGCACTAGCGGATTGGTCAGCGGAACAAGCATTAGCAAGGCGTGACCAGGAAGTAAAGCAAAAGGAAGTTCAAGCTAAACGTGAAACGGTCATTCAGACCTGGCAACAAAAGCTTGAAGCAACTAAAGCTGAATTACCTGATTACGAAGTTATGGTGCAATCAAGTTCTATGTCAGTTAATGATACGGTTCGTGATGCCATTGTTGAAAGTGATGTAGGCCCAAGAATCCTATATGAACTAGCAAGCAATGATGAATTAGCTGAAAAGCTTTCTGCTATGACTACTGCCGGTGCTTTAAAACTTATTGGGAAGCTGGAAGCGCAGTTTGAAAAGACTGAAGCCCCAGTTGCGGGAAAGAAAACTGTTGCGGCGAAGTCTAAAGCACCTGAACCTATTCGTCCTTTAAGGTCCACGGGTGGCGTAGCCGATGTAGGTACCGATGGAAGTGATATGTCATACCAACAATGGAAAGCCGCACGGCAAGCCGGGAAGATTAGATAAGGTTAAACCTAATTTAATTTTTAAGGAATTATCATGAGTAATAATTTATTAACCATAAGCAAGATCACCAACGAAGCGTTGATGGTCCTTGAAAACGAACTAACATTTACCGGTCAAGTTGACCGTAACTATGATGACCAGTTTGCAGTAGTAGGCGCAAAGATTGGTCAAACAGTTAATGTACGCCGTCCTGGCCGCTTTATTGGTGCAGTAGGTCCTACATTAGTTGTTGAAGATTTCAACGAAACTTCAGTACCAGTTACATTGTCAACACAGTTCCAAGTTTCTACCCAGTTCACAACGCAAGACCTAGCATTGTCTTTGGATATGTTCTCTGACCGTATTCTGAAACCAGCAATTGCAACAGTTGCAAATAAGATGGATAGGGATGGTTTAGTTGTTGCTAAAAACAACACCGCAAACATTGTTGGTACCGCTGGTACTGCCCCAACTGGTTTGATTACTTACCTGACTGCGGCCGCTTACCTTGATTCGGAAGGCGCACCACGTGATGGCCGCCGTTCATGCACAATCGAGCCATTTACTTCTTCAACCATTGTTGATAGCTTAAAAGGTTTGTTTGTTCCAACTGAATCCATTTCAAGCCAATACACAAAAGGTTTAATGGGCCGTGATTCCGGTGGCATGAACTGGTATATGGATCAAAACGTGGTATCACAAACGTTTGGTTCTTATTCTTCCGCAACATTGTCATGCAACGTAACAACTGCAACTGGTTTCTTGACAAGTGGCTGGGCTTATTCAAGCAACATTACTATTGGATCGGCTTCTGCGGCTTCTACACTAAACCAAGGTGATACATTTACCATTGCTGGTGTATTTGCAGTTAACCCACAAAACCGCCAATCATATGGTAAATTGCGTAACTTTGTAGTTCAATCTACGGTTGCAATTGGTTCCGGTGGTAGTGCAACTGTTACCGTTGTTCCAGCCGTTATTACTGCTGGTCAGTTCCAAAACGTAAGCGTTACATCAAGTGGTTCACAAACTGCTACACCATTTAACAATACTGGCGTAGTTTCACCACAAAACATTTTGATGCATCGCAACGCATTTACACTAGCTTGTGCTGACTTAGAATTGCCTGAAGGCGTTCATTTTGCCGGCCGTGCTTCTGATAAAGAACTTGGTTTGTCAATCCGTGTGGTTCGTCAATACACCATCAATAACGATAGTATTCCAACACGTTTAGACGTTCTATATGGCTGGGCACCTTTGTACCCTGAACTTGCTTGCCGTATTGCATCTTAACAACCCAATTAATTTAAGGAATAAATATCATGGCAAATCCAGGACCAGCAACCACAGTTGCTAATCACCCCTCAAATCTAGCTAGTAACCAGGCTATTCGCCTATTGGCTTCTTACCAGGGTGTTAACGTTAACGCAACAGGCGATACCGTATTACCAATTAATAACACTAATTCGTATGGGGTATCAAACGTTATTTTCACAAACGCATCAATCAGTTTGTCAACTGCCGCCGCTGGCTTGTTTACTGCACCATCTGCTGGTGGTACAGGAATCGTAGCTAACGCCGCATTGTCAGCATTAACTGCTTCAACTGTTGTAAGCCAACGTACTGTTGCTTCAACTGCATTACAAACTGGTCAAAATCTATATTTAAACGTTGGTACCGCACAAGGTGCGGCCGCCACTATGGACGTTTATGTTTATGGTTACGACTTATCATTCCTACCTTAATAAGGACCAGGAAATAGTGAAGAAAGCCACCCCTAGAAAGGGTGGTTTTTTTCTTTTTTAAGCATATAATTAATTATCCTCACTTAAAGGAAACATCATGCCATCAACCACCCTTGCACGTGGAAATGCACTTAGCACTTTCTACATCCAACCATCAATTACCCCAGCCGCAGTTGCCGCAAATATTACTGCCGCACAAACATTTACTGTTGCTGGATTAGAAACAACTGACCATGTATTGGTATCATGTGCCGCCGCACAAACCGCTGGTTTATTTATTGCTGATGCCCGTGTTTCAGCTACTAATACATTAAGCGTTCAATTTGGTAATTGCACCGCTGGTTCTTTAACACCAACTGCCGGTGCTTATTACATTGATATAGTACGTTTTGAAGGTCCATTACCTACAACTGCGGTCTAATCATGAATCAATTAAACGCTATACGTCCAATTGGTCCTACAACTGGAATTACAGTTAGTAGTTCTTCATCAACTGCGGTCACTATTAGTGCTTCAGGCAATAACGAAATGGACTATTGTGCTTTTTTGAATACTGCTTCTACTATTGTGACAATTAATATTTTTCCGGTAGTAGGTGGTGTAGGTACTGCTAGTGCGGCCGTAGTGCCCACCGGTACACCAACAAACACAGTAGTTTTAGGTATTTCTATGCAAGCACCTATGGTTATTGCCGTTCCACCAACGTTTTCAATTACTACTATTGGAACTTCCGGAACGCTATTTGTAACGCCAGTAAGCTATTAGTCTTAAAGGAAAAGCATGACCAACCCATCTAATTCTGCGGTACAGAATTTATTACCAGTACAAGCCTACTTCAATTTAGATGGGTCATTTAATACATTTATTGGCCAAGGGGTGGCGTTTTATGCAACGGCAAACCCTGTTCAATCCGGTTTAACTATTACAAACAGTACGTTAGATAGTTCGCCAATAGGTTCTACAAGTCCTTCAACGGGTATTTTTACTAATATTGCCACTACAACGGGAACAATTACAACCCAGCCAACTGGCGCAAATGACATTGTTAACTTGTTGGCATTGCAATCTTATGCCGCTGGTATTAGCTGGAAACAACCTTGTGCAGTAACAACTTTAACAAACATTACTTTGTCAGGGTTACAAACTATTGATGGTTACACCACATTAGTTGGTGATCGTGTATTAGTTAAAGACCAAACAAATGCCGCTAATAATGGTATTTATCTTGCTTCTGCAACTGCTTGGACACGTGCATTAGATGCAAATATTTGGGATGAATTAGTTGCCGCTATTTCATTTATTGAATATGGAACACAAGCTGGTGGCGCATGGTTTTGTACCGCACAACCTGGTGGAACATTAGGCGTAACTGCCATTAACTGGTCACAATTTACTACTTCAGCAACTTATACTGCCGGAACTGGTTTAACTTTAACTGGTTTTCAATTTAGCGTTACCCCAGTAGGAACGGCATCTACTTACGGTTCTGCTACTCAAACCCCTATATTTACAACCAATGCAAGCGGTCAAGTAACTGCCGTAACAAATACAACGATTACCCCAGCTTTAGGATCAATTACTGGTTTTGGAACTGGCGTTGCAACTGCATTGGCAATCAATACCGGTGCCGCTGGTGCTTTTGTAGTCAATGGCGGTGCATTAGGTACTCCATCAAGCGGCACATTAACAAACTGCACATTTCCAACCCTTAACCAAAGTACAACTGGTAATGCGGCAACTGCAACTATTGCAACTAATATTGCTGGTGGCGCACTTGGATCATTGCCTTACCAATCTGCTTTAAATACAACTACATTTTTGGCCGCTGGTAGTAATGGTCAAGTTCTTACATTGGCGGCTGGCGTTCCATCTTGGGCAACTCCAACAACCGGTACAGTAACTTCAGTAACGGGTACGGCCCCAATTTCTTCAACGGGTGGTACAACTCCAAATATTAGTATTAGCCAATCAAGTGCTTCTACTAATGGGTATTTATCATCTACTGATTGGAATACTTTTAATAGTAAATCTAATACTACTGGCACAGTTACTAGCGTTGGCGGTACTGGAACGGTAAATGGGCTTACATTAACAGGAACAGTAACTACAAGCGGAAACCTTACATTAGGTGGAACTTTAGATTTATCTAGCCCCCCAGCAATTGGTGGTACAAGTGCGGCCGCTGGAACTTTTTCTACATTAAGAATAAATAGCACCTTATCATTAGCTGGTTCAACCGGAACTAATGGCTATGTATTAACTTCCAATGGTGCTTCTGCCCCAACTTGGCAGACTTTACCGGCTACCGGATTAACCATTGCAGACGATACAACTACTGCTTCAGATTTTTACGCAACATTTACTAGCGCAACAACTGGAACTATTACTGGTGCAAATGTTTCATCTACAAAGTTTAAATTTAAACCTTCAACCGGCACATTAACTACTGTTGATGCTATATTTAACGGAACAACTGCCGTAACATTGCCTTCAGGAACAACTGGCCAAAGACCTGGTACGCCAACAGATGGAATGTTGCGTTTTAATACAACTATTGGTGCCGCCGAAGTATATTCAACAACTTATGGCTGGGAAATATTAAATAATTACACCGTAGTGCCTGGTGCGCCCACTATTGGAACTGCGACTGCAATAAGTTCTACAAGTGCAACCGTAACATATACCGCACCAGCAAGTAATGGTGGAAGCGCAATTATTTCTTATACTGCCGTTGCAAGCCCTGGCGGTCAAACAGGCACAGTTTCACAATCAGGTTCAGGAACAATTACTGTAACTGGTTTAGCACCTGGTACTTCTTTTACATTTACTGTTTTTGCAACTAATTTAGCTGGTAATAGCGCATCAAGTGCCGCTTCTAACAGTATTACAACTTTTTCAGTACCGGGTGCCCCAACAATTGGAACGGCTACTGCAACTGGTGGAAGTACTGCGACTGTTGCTTATACTGCACCAGCAAATAATGGTGGAACACCTATTACTTCTTACACAGCAGTTTCTAACCCTAGCGGTATAACTGGAACAATAAGCCAAGCTGGTTCAGGCACTATTACTGTAACAGGCCTTTCTAGCGGAGTTGCATATACCTTTACAGTTTTTGCAACCAACTCAGTAGGTAATAGTGCATCTAGTGCGGCATCTAACAGTATTACTACATTTACTGTTCCAGGCGCACCCACAATAGGAACTGCAACTGCAACAGGATCGACTACGGCAACTGTTGCATATACTGCGCCAGCAAGCAATGGCGGTTCTGTAATTACATCCTATACGGCAACATCTAGCCCAAGTGGAATTACAGGCACATTAAGCCAGGCTGGATCAGGAACTATTACGGTAAGCGGATTAACTGGTGGAACAACTTACACATTTACAGTAACCGCTACTAACGCCGTTGGCACAAGCGCACCTAGTGCGGCAAGTAATTCCATAACAACAACAAATCCAACAACTACCGTTAATTATTTAGTAGTAGCTGGTGGTGGTGGCGGTGGAAATGGTGTTGGTGGTGTTGCCAATGGTGGTGGCGGTGGTGCTGGTGGATATAGAGAAGCTACTGGTTTTTCTGTTACGCCTGGTTCACAAATCACAGTAACCGTTGGTGGTGGGGGTGGATCAAATAGTAATGGTTCGGACTCTGCATTTTCTAGCATTACTTCTACGGGCGGTGGTGGCGGTGGAACAAGTACAGGCAGTGGTTCTAGCGGTGGTTCAGGCGGTGCGGCTAGTAGTCATTCAGGGTCTAGTCCTGGATCAGGAACAGGCGGTCAAGGTAATGCTGGTGGATCGCAAGAAATAAATAACGCTACTGGTGGTGGCGGCGGTGCTAGTGGTACTGGTGGTACTGGTGCAAGTTCGGTAGGTGGTAATGGTGGTAGTGGGTCAACTGCATCTAGTGCTTTAGGTAGCGGTACTTATGCTGGTGGTGGTGGTGGTGCGGTTAATAGTGGTGGTACTGCTGGAAGTGGCGGTAGTGGTGTTGGTGCTAGTGGTGGTGTTGGTGCTAGTGGTGGTGGTAGTGCATCAGGTAATACTGGTGGTGGTGGTGGCGGTTCAGCAAGTAACTCTGCTGGCGGTAGCGGCGGTTCAGGAATTGTAATTATTGCCTACACAAATACTTTTGATAATGCGACTGCAACAACTGGTTCACCTTCATTTACAAATTCCGGTGGTTTTAAAAGATACACCTTTACTGGTTCAGGTTCAATTACTTTTTAAGGTATATATATGTCACATTTTGCAAAAGTAGAAGATGGGATTGTCACCAAAGTAATTGTTGCGGAAGCAGAATTTTTTGACACTTTTGTTGATACATCACCAGGCAGATGGATTCAAACTTCTTACAACACCCATGCAAACCAACATAGTTTAGGTGGCACTCCTTTGCGTGGTAATTATGCTGGAGTAGGTTATATATACGATCATAAAAATGATGTTTTTTATGCACCAAAACCTTACCCAAGTTGGACATTAAATCAATCAACTTGGATATGGGAATCACCCACACCCGTACCCAATGATGGAAAATTCTATGAATGGAATGAAACAACTCTTGCCTGGGTAGAACAATGAAATTTACTTGGAAAATACTTGAAATTTTTTCTGAAGATGAAAATGTTTCAAAAGTTAAATACTTATTAAAGGTTGAAGATGAACAAAATACTGTTGAAACTGAAGGCTACCATGAATTTTCTAAAGGAATTTTTCTTAAACCTATATCAGAAATTAAAGAATCTGATTTAATTGGCTGGCTTGAATCTGACACTATAAAAGAAGATAAAAACCCTCTAAAATTAAATTTAGAACAACAACTAGAAAAATTAAAAACAAGTAAAAAAATTGCTTTCCCCTGGGAAGCTGATACTTTTACCATTGGATAAATTATGACAACGCCAATTGACATCATTAGCAGATCATTAAAAGATATTGGCGCATTAGCGGCCGGGGAAGCCCCAACTTCAGATGCCGCAATTGATTGTTTAGATATGCTAAATGATATGATTGATCAATGGTCAAACGAAGATTTTATTGTATTTAACACTACTGAAATCATTTCAAACGTAGTGCCAGGTCAAACCCAATACACTATTGGCCCTAATCCACAAACCTTAAACTTTATTGGTGCTAATTTTACAGGCACGTTTTCAGGCAATGTTTTAACTGTTACGGCAGTTAGCCAAGGCGCAGTTGCCCAAGGACAATATTTAAGCGGTGCTGGTATTACGGCTGGAACTAAGATTGTTCAACCATTAACTGGTGCTGGTGGTAACGTTAATGAAGAAGGTACGTATCGGTTAAACATTGTTCAAGGTACACAAACCCCAGTATTTACCGGTTCTATATCAGGAACTACATTAACCGTAACTGCGGTTACTTCAGGAAGCATTGGTATTGGTTCTGTTATTAGCGGTACCGGCGTTACTGGCGGCACAAGTATTACTGCCCTTGGAACTGGAACTGGATTAACAGGAACTTACACAGTAAGTCCAAGCCAAACCGTAACTTCCACAACCATTACGGGCACTATTGTTGATACTACCATTCAAGCTTATTATGAAAAGCCATTAAGCATTGATTATGCTTATGTACGTATTGCAACTAGCCAAAGTAGCGGAAGCCCTATTTTAACTGGCGGTATTGATTACCCAGTAGCCGTTATTAATATAACTAATTACAATTCTATTGGCCTTAAAACGTTAAGCGGTCCTTGGCCAAAAGCCCTTTATTTTAACCCTGGCGCAGAATCCGCTAATTTGTTTTATTGGCCAAGCCCAAGCCAAGGCGAAATGCATATGTTTGCCAAAACAATATTTAGGCGTTATGAAACGCTTTATGAAGATATTGTTCTTCCACAAGGTTATTTTATGTGTTTACGGTGGTGCCTGGCTGAACGTTTATTACCTATGTACGGTAAGACAGACCCAGCCATTTTGGGCATGATTACCACCTATGCCGCCCAAGCTAAATCAACGGTTAAACGTACTAATATGCAACCTATGCAAGTTTCACGTTACCAGGATGCGTTATTAATGAGCCGGGCCAAGGATGCTGGTTTTATATTAACGGGTGGATTTACTCAATAAGGACAATATGCCGGATTTTGGATTTGTTGGTCCATCGTATGAAGCCCCGTCCATCTACCAAGATGCCCAGGAATGTATTAACTTTCGCCCTGAAATTGATCCATTAAAACAACCTGGCCAAAACGGGGTAATTGCGTTATATCCAACTCCAGGCTTAACCATTAAATGTGTTCTTAATACTGGCGAAGTACGTGGTATGCGTACCGTATCCGGCGGCGAATACATGGTGGCAGTTTGTGGGCAAGATGTATATGTTTTAAATTCTACCTTTACGCCTACTATTATTGGAACCGTAAACAGTTCTACGGGCATAGTAGGAATAACAGATAACGGCATTAATACTTATATAGTAGATGGTTCATACCGTTACACATGGCGTATATCAAACCCATCTGCCGCCCAATTTATTGGTTCTGTTGCCACAACTGTATTAACTGTTACGTCAATGAGTTCAGGTACTTTGGCCGTTGGACAACAATTATTTGGTATTGGCGTTACTCCTCAAACTGTAATTACGGCACTTGGTACTGGTACTGGCGGCGTAGGTACTTACACAATTAATTTAAGTCAAACTGTTACTTCACAAACTTTAAATACTGCGGCAACTGCCGCAATAATTACTGGAAGTGTTTCAGGCACCGTTTTAACGGTTACTGCGGTTACTAGCGGTACTTTATTTCCAGGACAAACTATTCAGGGAACTGGCGTTACTGCTGGAACCATTATTACTGCTTTGGGTGGTTCTGCAACCTTGTCTTTTGCCATTACTGCCGGCGGTACCGGATATGCCATAGGTGACACAATAACCGTTACTGGTGGTGTTTATAGCCAACAAGCTACATACACAGTAGCAACTGTTTCAGGCGGCGTAGTAACCGGTTTAACAACTGTAAGCAATGGTGTTTATACAATTGTTCCAGGCACACCATCCCAAACAACTACTAGCGGTAATGGTACAGGGTTAACCCTTACATTAACGTTTGGTACAGGTACAGGGGGCACAGGAAGCTATGTTGTCAGCACTTCACAAACTGTTTCATCAACGACACTTTATGCACTTAACTTTAGCGTTATACCGTCTAACGATGGTCCTTTTACCGGGGCTGATGTTGTTGATGTGGTGGATAACTACTTTGTATATAACAGGCCAAATACACAACAATTTGGTTCTACTTCCCCCCTATCCCCTATTTCTCCTTCTTTAAGTTTTAGTTCTAAAGATGGTTCACCGGATGACCTAGTTTCCCTTATTGTTGATCACCGTGAACTTTATTTGCTTGGTGAAGTTTCTAGCGAAGTATGGGTAGATAGTGGTTTATTTCCATTTGCTTTCCAACGTATTCCTGGAACATCTACCCAGCATGGAATAGCGGCTAAGTTTTCAATAGCCAGGGTAGGTAATTCGTTTGCTTATGTTAGCCGTAATATCCGTGGCCAAGCCCAAATTATGATGATGAACGGATATGTTCCAACCCGTATATCAACACACGCCGTAGAACAAACATTAACTGATAAATATGTTGGTGATGCTAGGGCCTGGACTTATCAATTAGAAGGCCATGAAGTTTATACCGTCAGTTTTCCAACCCTTAATTTAACCTGGGCTTACGATATTTCTACCGGAATGTGGCATAAATGGCTTTGGGTGGATAACAATAACGTCTATCACCGTCACCGTGGCAATTGCCATGCCAGTTTTCAAGGAATAAACCTTGTTGGCGATTACGAAAACGGCAACGTGTATCAATTGGATGCATTAAATTACACCGATAATGGTGATGAAATTCGTAGATTACGCCGGGCACCCCATTTAATTAGCGATTATCAACGTCAATATTTCCATGAATTACAAATTCATTTTCAACCTGGCGTTGGTTTGCCGGATGGATCAAGCCCCCAGGCTATGTTACGTTGGTCAGACGATGGTGGTTCTACTTGGTCAAATGAACATTGGTCAAGCATTGGCGTACAAGGGGCGTACAAAAACCGGGCAATTTGGCGTAGATTAGGCCAGGCACGGGATCGAATATTTGAAGTAGTAGTAACTGATCCAATAAAAGCCGTAATTACTGCGGCTAATCTTAAAGCTGATGCTGGGGTGAACTAATGGCTTATTCTTCAGGCAATCAAGGTGGAATTTGGACTAATACCCAAAATAACCCTTATCCACAATCCCCATTGCTAGATGAACAAACCAAACGTCCAACTAGGGCGTGGCAACAGTTTTTTCTTGGAATACTAAACTTTACTTCAGCATCATCCGCAACTACCGGTCAAGCTGGTATAACTTTGCCAGCCAACCCAGTAGGGTTTATTAACATCACGGTTAATGGTCAACCCTTTAAAGTGCCTTATTACAACCCATGATTAATTATCGGCCGCTTTCCGAAGAAGCTTCTGACCGTTATGCGGCACTAGCAATGATTTATGCATCTGTAAAAGACAGATTAAACATAGAATTTGAACAATTTGAACTTGCAATGAAAGATTGGAAAGTAACACCATTGCAAGAACAAGGATGGATTATTGGTGGCGTTCTATCAAAAGAAAACGAAGTTCACATAGGTTATGGATTAAAACCTTGTTCATCTATTCGTGGTCATTTAAGGGCTACTTTAAAAAAAGTTCTTGATCAATATGGTAGCGCAATTACTTCTGTAATGGAAGAAAACAAAAAAGGTATTAATTTTTGCAAAAGACTTGGTTTTATTGAATTTAAACAGGAAAAAGGTAAAATCTACCTTAAATGTGATAGGTGCAACTATGTATAAAAAAGTCTATTTAAGCCGTGCCACTACTAAATCAATGGCAATTGATCATCCAATTGGTGATCCAACTGGTGGTCCAGCTTACGGCGAAAAAAATGATCCAGTTTCAGCGGCAATTGTAGGTGGTACCGCCCTTGTTGGTGGTTATATGCAATCACAAGCCGCTGGTAAAGCCGCTGATCAATATGGCCGGCAAGCGGAACGTGGTATGGCATACAACCAAGCAATGTTTGACACAGTTAATACCCAAAATGCACCTTATCGTAGATTGGGCGAAAACGCCGCTGATCTTTATGGCAATTACATTAATAATGGTTATTTTACTGCCCAACCATCAATGGATGATATGACTAGGTTAATGCCAAATTATAAGTTTAATTTAGATCAAGGAATGGGCCAATTAAATTCACAATTTAATATGTCAGGTGGATTAGTTGGCGGCAATGCAATTCAAGGCGCACAACAATTTGCCCAAGGGTATGCTGGCAATGCTTTAACAGATGCTTTTAACCAATTCCAGGTTAATCGTTCAAATGTTGCAAGTAACTTAGGTGCTGGTGTTGGATTTGGTCAAGGTGCGAATTTAACTACGGCAAATATGGCATCCGGTGCTTCTACAAATGCATCAAATTTGTTATCTAGCATAGGTAATGCACAAGCGGCCGGAACTATGGGCCAAGCTAATGCTTATGCTGGGGCACTTAACAATGTTAGCAATTACGCCATGTTATACGGCATGATGAATAAAGGCGGCGGTAAAACCGGTTAATAAGGAAATAGTATGGCTCAATTTAGCGCAGATTTAAACCCAAAACAAACTGGAATGTCACTTGTTGAAATAATGAAAGCCGGTGCATACGGTGCCGAAATGGACGTACTTAATCGGCAAGCCGCTATTGCTAGGGAAAAAGAAAAAGAAATTCCTATTATTCAAAATTTTGCCAAAGACCAAAATAGTAAATTACCTGATGGTAGTTTTGATTTAAAACAGTTACCAGCATTGATGTCAATGGCCCCATTAACCGGTCCTGAATTTGCTAAAAATATTACTGATTTAACTAAAAATCATTACGAAACAAACCGTACTATGAACGCACTTGCTACAGAAAATAGGCAACAATTTGCTACTATTTATGGCAATTATGGCCTAATAGCGGCGCAAGGACGGCCAGTATTAGCTAATGAAGTTATTGCTTCTTTTGATAGATTAAAAGAATATAACCCTCAATTAGCAACAGTTGCAGATGGTCATATTAGGGGTTTAAAAGCTTTTGGGAATAAACCAATTCCAGCAGAAGAACTAATGAAATACAGAAATGAATCGTTAACGCCAAGAGAACTCATTGATCAATTTGCACCTAAAGCTGGTTCTACACAAATTGGTAATCAATTTGTTCCAACGGTTACTACACCTTCCCTTCTTGGTGAAACACCTAAAATTTCTACCACTACTTTGGGTGGTGGCCAAGGTAGCGTAACGCCTACTAGCGGTGCAACAACCGAAACTGGTGGAAAACCATTACCTAAACTAATTCAAGAAGATTCTTCTATGAGTTATACCGGCCCAGCTAATCCGTTAAACCTTAATAAGTTTCAAGAAGCGGCTTATGTTACTGGACAGAAAAACGTTACAGAAGCTAATACAAATAAACCAATTCTTACAAATATGCTTGAATCAGTACGTAAGGTTGAAGATTATATTAATAGTGCGGCTGGTTCTAAACTTGGGCAAATGAAACGTACAGGATTAAAATATGTATTTAGCGATCCTGAATTAGATATGACAGTTAAAAATTTGGCAAATTTACAAGCCCGTAGTTCCGCTATTATGGGATTAGATAAAACGGATTCTAGCCGTGACCTTAATTCTAAATTATCCGGTAGTGTAGATATTGCACCTGAAGCCCTTGCTGGCGTTATGAAACAAGTCAAAGCTGAAACTAAAGCGGCTGAACAATACATTACAGGCCTTAATAAATTTGTTGAAAAACGTGGCGATGTTAACGGTTATATTCAAGAACAAAAATTTCAAAGAAAATGGGCTGAACATTACGATCCACGTATTTTTCAAGTGGATGATATTGCATCTTCAAAATTGCCTGAAAATGAAAAAATTACTCAAATTGGACAAATTACAGGCCGTATGACCAAACCTGAATTTGAAAAATACAAAGAAGATCGCCAAATTATTAACCGTTTAGCTAAAGGGTTATATCAATAATGGGCAATACTTTATTAAATGATGAAGTTGACCCTTATGCTAAGTATTTGGTTAGCCCAGCATCTTCTGTAACTGTTGGACCGGCTATTGGTTATGAAAATGCCAAGCCTATTTCTACACCAAAAGTAAACACGGCTAATTTAACGCTTGATTTACAAACCCGCATTAACCAATTAGCAGATTTATATAAAGCTGATATTGCTTTAAATCCTAAAGGTGAAGATTTACCTATTACTAGCGGTTATAGGACTAGGGAACAACAACGCCAACTATATTTGGACCGTCTTAAAAACCCTAATTTAGTAGCTGACCCTGGTAAAAGCCGTCATGAAACTGGTGCCGCTTTTGACCTTCACCCCCGTGTACCCAATGCATTATTAGAACAAGTTGGCCTTTACCGTCCACATGGTTCTAAAGATATGTACCACGTAGAAATTAACCCTGAAGCAAATTTTCAGCCAATGATGGCTTCAAGTAATGATGAAATTGACCCATTTAGTTCTTATTTAAAACAACAAGGCGTTTATACACCTTCTGTTAATCAAATTATGGGTTCAGAATTTGCTAAAATTAAAAAGAATTTAAGCAGTTCTGATTACTACACAAAAACATTACCAAAACAAACCGCCGCATTGGGTGACGTTATATATGGGGCCGTGCCAGCGGCAGTTAAATTTGTAGGTGAACCGTTTGCCAAGTTAGCAGATAAACTTGGCAATACAAATGTAGCAATGGAAGCCCTAGACAAAGTAACCCAGTTTGCTGAACGTCCTATTGGTAAAGCTTTTGGCATTACTAATGATCCGGCATATAACGCAGAAGCGGCTAATCGCATGATGGATTATGTTGGTCAAAACATGGACAAAGGTGCAGATTACATTGCTAAAGAAACTGGATTACCTAAATCTGATGTAGCCTGGTTTATGAACGCCGCTATGATTGCCGCCGCCCCAGCCGCCGCACGTGCTGGTAAAAAAGTTTATGAAACTGGTGCAGAAGTATTACCTAAGGCTGGTGAACAACTTAAAGCCCAATACGAAACTGTTAAAGGCAAAGTAGAACAAAAATTCCCAAGCTTAAAAGGGGAAGAAAATCCTAATTTGCGTAGCGTAGGAGCCGCTGAATTAAGTGCTGGCCAATTACGCCAGGCTAAAGCCCGTGAATTGCTTGATCCTATTGATTTATCCCGTGACCAATACACTAGGAATTTTGCTGATGTTAACTATGCACGTGAAAAAGCTAAAGATGCCGTTACTGGTGAGCCAATACGTCAAAAGTATGCTAAAGACAATGAACAACTTATTAACAATTTAAACCTAGAAGTTGAAGCTACTGGTGCCCAAAAAACAGGCATGGACCGTAGCCAATTAGGTGAAGAATTTGTTGCCGTTACTAATGCTTATAAAAATGTACGTAAACAAGCAAAAGATGATGCTTATACGGCCGCTGATCTTGCCGGTGAAACTTTGCAACAAGTTCCATACCAGCCTATTCTTAATTACATTGAAAACATTAAAACTAAACGTCCTACACAATACGAACAAAATTCTATTCTTAAAATGGTAGAAGAAGATTTAAAAGCCAATGATCCTAATAAAGCTGGTTCAGTCAATTTACGCCAATTAGAAGATGTTCGGTCATTAATTAATGCTGAAACAGAATTTGGTACTTCTAATGGATTTCACGGTAACAAAATTAAATCTGAAATTGATGCAATTACCAAAGATGCTGGCGGCACGTTGTACCAAGAAGCCAGGGCATTAAATAATCGTTACATGAAAGAGTTTGAAGAAACTCCATCAATTTCTAACATTACTGCTATTAAAAAGAATACAACTGAACGTAGGGTTCCTATTGAAACATTAGTAGAAGATTCAATGCTTAAAGGACCACGTTCTAGGGTAGAAGAAATATTTAACACTCTTGAAAAAGCTGGTCCTGAAGGCAAAGCAATGATTGCTGAATTACGTGGCGTAGTTGCAGAACAAATTATGGCTGAAGCTACTAAAGGTGTTAGCCGGGATATACTTGGCAATCCTATTGTTAATCCAATTGGCTTAAATAATATTATTACCAAGCTTGATAAATCAGGAAAACTTGATCTTATTTTTGGCAAACAAGGTGCTGAACGTTATAGAACACTTAAAGACGTTGTAATTGATGTTAAAACTGTACCTGAAGGTTCTGTTAATTATTCCGGTACCGTAGCTGGCTTAAAAAATATGGCGGCACAAATTGCTACTGATACCGCAACTTCTGCTTTAGCTGGATTTCCAGCCCCAGTTACAACAATTGGAACCATGGTTTATAAAAGTCAAAAAAACAAAAAAGAATTAAACAAAATTAATGAATTCCTAAATTACGGTAAGGAAAGATAATGCCAAGCGTACTTTTATCCCCAGTTGGCAATGGCCAACAATTTTTTGACAATAACGGTATTCCTAATGCTGGTGGATTAATTTACACCTACCAGGCTGGATCAAGTACCTTATTGACCACATACACAACTGTAAACGGCACTATTGCCAATACAAACCCTATTGTTTTGGATGCGTATGGCCGTACCCCAAGTGAAATTTGGATGCAAGTTGGATATAGCTATAAGTTTATTATTCAAACTGCTTCAGCGGTTACATTGCAAACTTTAGATGATTTGTACCCTATTTTGCAATCTGCCCCAGCCGTATCAAATGCTTTTGTTGCCGGCATGATTATTATTTGGTCAGGAAGTATAGGTTCTATTCCAACTGGGTGGGTACTTTGTGATGGTACTAATGCAACTCCGGATTTGCGTAATAGATTTGTAATTGCCGCTGGTAGCACATATGCAGTAGGTGCAACTGGTGGATCGGCTGATTCAACTTTGCCTACTCATACACATACTGTTACTGATCCTGGTCATGCTCATACTATAAATTGGGGACAAAATGCTGGAACGGCTGGTTCTGCAAGTGGTACTAGCATTGCAACTTTTGCCCAATTTTCCGCCCTTATACAACAAACTGCAACTGCAACAACTGGCATTACATTAGTCAATGCTGGCGTAAGCCCAACTGGCGGCAATTTGCCACCTTACTACGCATTAGCTTACATTATGAAAACTTAACAAAATGGTTACAAGCACAGAAGCCAAATTAAACTCACATGAAGCCGTATGCCAAATTCGCTACGACTCAATTTGTGCAAGGCTAAAACGGATTGAGCAAATCTTATTAGGTAGTGCTGGATTCATTATTTTAACTTTAGTTACTTTGGTATTAAAGGTTAGTTAATGATGTATGCCCGATCCCTTTGGAATTATAGATGGTGCTAAAAGCGTTACCAAAACTCTTAATGAATCTGTAAAAGCCAGCGAAGAACTATCTAAAGCAATTGATGGTGTATTGGCAGTAGCAGATAAAACGGCAAAAGAAAGGGCAGATTCTAGAAAAAAAGCCAGGCAAGTTAATCCTGACACTTACACCATTATTGAAGCGGTTGATGAATTTCAAAGGCTAATGTTAGCCAAGCAATCAGAAGAAAAAATTAAAGAAGAAATTACTAAGAAATACGGCAATAAAGCTTGGGATGAAATACAGGGTATTAAAGCTAGAAAACAATGGGAAGAACGGCAAGATAAGTATTTAGAGCAACACGACAGGCGTGTAATGAAAAGCGTTATGGCACTTTGTTACATATTTGCAACTTGGATAGCTTACGAATGCACATGGGGTAGATGGAAATAATGGATACTTTATTAGGAATACTTAAAGGGGTTGCACCCATGTTAGCAACTGCGGTTGCTGGCCCCGCTGGTGGTGCGGCAATAGGCTGGTTAGCCAACAAACTAGGGGTAGATGATGCCACCGTAGAAGGTGTTACTCAGGCCCTTACTAGCAACCCTGAACTTACCTTAAAGCTTAAAGAACTAGATTTAGAATATGCCAAATTAGAAGTTGCTGACCGGGATTCTGCCCGCCAAGCGTATGCCGCCGTAGCTACTTCAGCAAATGCAACCAAGCTAGATAAGTTAGTTGTTCCAATCCTTGCATTGGGAGTTGTGGGTTTAGCTTTTGTATTAATTGGGGTACTGATGTTTGTAGATACCCCTGACGATCAACAACAATTGGTTATTTTTGCGCTTGGGGTTATAACGTCAGCGGCGGGGCAAGTTCTTTCTTTTTATTTTGGTTCTAGTCAAGGCAGTAAAAACAAAACAGAAGAAATGAAGGGAATGATCAAAAAATGACACTTGATCAATTACAAGCTTTGGGCCTAGGTGAACAATGGCTGGACCCGTTAAATGAAACGTTTGATAAATACCAAATTAATACACCACAACGCCAGGCGTGTTTCTTGGGGCAAACCCTTCATGAATCCGGTAGCTTTAAATTTACTAAAGAAAACTTGAATTATTCAGCTAAAGCTTTAATGGCAACCTGGCCAAGCCGGTTTCCTGATCTTGATACCGCAACGCAATATGAACGCCAGCCGGAAAAGATAGCTAATAAAGTGTATTCCGGGCGCATGGGCAATACTGAAAATGGTGATGGTGCAAAATACATAGGCCGTGGATTAATCCAATGTACCGGTAAAGAGAACTATACGCATTGTGGTGAAGCTTTGGGTATAGACTTGATAGGTAGCCCCCATCTTTTAGAAGAACCCCGCTACGCCGTTTTATCTGCGGGCTGGTTTTGGAATAAAAAAGGGTTAAATGCCCTGGCTGATGAAGGCACTAGCAATGCTTTTGAAATAATGACTAAACGTATTAACGGTGGATTGTTGGGGCTTGATGACCGAAAATCCAAGATGAATGAAGCACTTAAAGCACTAGGGGCATAAAATGCACAACAAAAAACACGAAGAAGTTGAATCAAAAAATATGCAAAAAAAAGAAGATAAGCAAATAATTCAAATGCGTAGCGGTTTGTTTGAATTAAAAAAAGAATTAAAAAAACATGAGGGTAAGCCTATGAACAAGGCCCACCCCAAGTAATTATCTAATTCTAGCTACTTTAGCCCGGCGCAATACTTGTTCGTATTGTTCTTTGGCCTGGTCATCTAATTTACGTAATGGCAGATTTTGCCAATAAGACCATTTATCTTTGTATTCTTGCAGTTCAGAAGGCGGCACCCAACCATTTAAACGCCATCTTATAGATATATCGGTGCCGCTAGTGGTCCAAATGTGTTCATTCATGTTTACCTTGCTTTCATCATTGCATCTGCAACTTTGTAAGAATCGTGGGCCAAACTATCTAATATGACATCACAATCTTCTGTAAGAAATCCTTGCATAGCACAAGCCGCAAAATAATCCCTTAAATCCATGCCTGTGCTTTGTTTAACACCTATTACATTATCTTGGTAAATAGGCTCAGAACTAGGAAATGCTTTCATGACATTCCTTTTAATATTTATATTTAGGCATACAAGTTACTTCAATTGGAATATCCGCACTAAAGCCATTAATTGAACGTTTGGTAGTGATTACGTGGGCACGTAAGCCAGCCCCTTCACATTCAGTAACGCCGTTAATAACTTCATTCCTGGTCAATCCAGCAACTTGTTTATCTAATATTAACTGCTGGGAAGGTGCTTGGCTATACACGGTGCCGGAAGTGCTACTGCAACCCGTTAAAAACAACAATGCCAGCACAAATCCAACCATTAATACACCAGCACCAATTTCATTAGCTAAATGCTTCCAGCGTTTAATACGGGCTTGTTTAGCTTCCCAGGCCAGTAGATTGTTATAAGCTTCACGATCCCCCCAACCCTTATCTACCATACGTTGTAGGTTTTCTTGTTTAGCTTGGTAAGCCCAATATGCTTCTGCTTGTTGTTCTTCACGATTCATAGTAATTCCTTTATTTATCACCGCAACATTGCGGTATTGGTTAATTTACTAAAGATTACTTTACTTGTAAAGCGTAATTTTGCAACTAAACAACGGAAAGCGTGAATTTGGCAACCATTGCTAATCAGGTGGAAACTGGAAAAACACCTAATATGTTGCATCCTTCAACGTCCAGTTAACCGCTTTTAAATGGGTGGGGCTACTTTTCTGCATACTTTTAACCTTGGTACCTAGGTGGACTTACGAATTTCGCCCCGTAATTACTTGTGATTGTTTTTTAACTGCCAAAACTCTAATAACTTGGTAAACATAAGCCAGTAACGGTCCAAGTCAGCGGCTTCATGTTCTATTATTTTGACACCGGTAAAGGATGGATTGCCATTGACCATTTTGTAACCTACAAATACGTTGGCACAACGGGCTTTAGGCATATTAAACCCCTGGCGGTAGGCCGCTAATTGCATCCCGTGTTCCGGGTAAATTTCTGCTTTAGAAATATCTTCTGTTTCCTTGGTTTTTATGTCAATTGCAACACCATCAAAATCATGCCTGGATTTAGCTATTAAATCGGCTTTACCACCGTATCCCAGGGGATGGGCAAAGGATAGTTCCGGCAACAGTAAAAGCGGCCCAAAATGCGTTTTAATGGCTTCTTCAACGGGCCGGCACATTGGCATATGTTCAGGTATTAAAGCCCCTTCAAAAAACGCCTGAACAATGGCGTGGATAGCCGTACCACGGTCAGCGGCTACCCTGGCAGTTTGTTTGGAATCCATCATTACCCGGTCCAGCCAATCTTTTTCCGGTTCGTTTGGTTTCCTGGGAAGGGTTAAAGCGGCTAATAAGACGTTTTGTTGTTTCCATGAATCAAGGCCTGGTTTCGCCGCAACGCTAATAATTCCTGAAACGCTAGGGCAAAGGTCAAGTGATCTTGCATCCCGTAACGTTGTTGCTCGTTGCTGGCCGTTCTTGGCAGTAATTGAATACGCTGGGTTTCCTTCACGATCATACCAATGCCCACTTTCTGATTGACGTTCTTTAATTATCATTGTTTTGGTTTTCTTCCACGTTTTAATGGTTTAAATACACCAGTTTTATCGTTGTACGTGCCTTCTGCTTGATCTTTAAATTCAATTAATATAGGCCGAACTGGTTCTTCTTGTACCGGTGTAATTACAACCAGTTTGCTTGAATATTCACCGCACCAATCATGCAAGCTTTTGTTTGCGGTTTGTGGATAACGTTTACATACACCGTATGTATCGTTAACTTGACCAACGTACCATTTACAGTCAATACATTTCATTTATTCACCTAATGTTTGTAAGATTAATTTTCTATCTTTTGGGTCTTTGACCATGCAAGCGGCTTCAATAACTAAAGCCCTGGTAAACCTGGACAAAGCTTCATAACTGAAACCAATAATTTCAGTTTCTTCATCGTGGCCTATATCTTGATGTGTTTTCAAAGTGTAGTGATCACAAACAATAAACTTAACTATTGGTTTCATAGTGCCCCCTAAAAAGGTATATCGTCATCAATCAATTCTGACGGGGCAGAACTGACCGCTGGCGCATTAGGTTCAAACGTATTACGGTATTCGGCAGATTTTCTAATAACGCCTTGCATACCTTCTGAAAGCTTGTTAAATTTATCTTGATCAAATGGATCAATAGTAAAAATCATTAATTCATTAAAACCTTTGGGTTCACCCAATTTTTTTAATGCGGCTGGTATTTGGCTAATCCCGGCAATGTTGGCGTACTCTTTACCATCGTATGTTGAATGGGTAATAGATACCATGCAACACTTACCCAGCAAGACTTCTAGGTTAAACCCACTAAGTTCTTCATGAGTAAAAACTTTGCCCCGCCAAGCTTCTAAATCTTTACGTAACGTAGCTTTTTCGTCCAAAGATAACGTATAGCGTTTAGATACAATTAACGGTTTGCCGTCCATAGTTTGCAATGGTTGGCCATCATTATCTTCACCATGCAATTCAAACATGGTAATGATTTTGCGTTGCATTTTTTTCTTACCCATCCATTCCGTGGTTTGGGTGCCAATATCAATAATGCGATATAGCTTGGCAAGAAAACTGCCGGCTGGTGGTAGTTTAAAGTCACTACCGGAACTGGTTTGTTTTGCAATTATCATTTTTTCACTTTCCAAAAATTGTGCCAAAGTCATCAAACAAATTTGATAAAACTTTATTCTTTTTATTACGTGGTTTTCCACAAGCTTGACGTATGCAGTCAACTTGTTCCTGGGTTAAAAATTCATTACTAAATTCCATATCATCTAACGCTTTTTCAAGAAATTCTTCATGTTCTAACATTAATTGGTTTAATTCGCCGTCCATGGTTGCTACTCCTTTTTTATCACGGCAACATTGCCGTACTTACAAATGTAAAGTAATATTGAGTTGTTGTAAAGTAATATTTAGCAAAAAAGGAAAATAAATGACAGATTCGCAAATTATTGATATGTTGGGCCGGCCAGCAAAGGTAGCAAAGCTATGTGGCGTAACGGTCCAGGCGGTGTGTCAATGGCGCAACAACAATGCAATACCAGCCGCACCGTTGATGTTGATAGCGGCAACCATAGAAAAGGAATCAGTAGGTTTAGTAACCAGGAAAGACCTTTTTCCTAAGACCTGGCATATTATTTGGCCGGAGTTAAGCACGGTTTAGTTTTATGATATAGTTCTAAACATTGAGGACTTGAACACTCATGGATAGGGTTTTATTGGTGGTTTTAGGGTTTAGGAAATAAGATTAGAGGTATTTCTTAAGCCGTTCAAGCTAAAGCTACCAATAAAGCCCTTTTTTTATTTGTTCGGTTCCCATCGTTCTGATTGGGGATTCACCACCACCAGCGGTCAGGATAGAAGCGTTACTGGGGGATCAAGGAATGTAATAACGCATATGCCGGTGGCGAAGTTAGTGCCGGTTTCCTGAACGACTGACGGGTTCTGTGGCTCCAATAAAGCAAACAGTTGAAGGCGAACCAGGTGGGCGAGGTTCGTCCACCAATCAGCAATTAGCATAAATACAACAGTAAATAAACTAATTTTTAAGGAAAACCCTAATACGGCATATTTTTGTTTACAACTAAAGATTACTTTAGTAAATTATCAATACGGCAACGGTGCCGTGAAAACTAAAGGAAATCAAAATGACTAAATTACCATTCCCAGCTAATTGCCCAGTAGTAGTTGTTTTATCTATGCGTGAAGCTTATGAGTTTGCTAACCTTGATGAAGCTAAAAAAGTTTATTCCGACCTTGACCCTGATGTAAACGGCAAAAACTTTACTTGGGCAATGCACGATAAAGTTGACGGTCAACCAGCTATGCGCTTTGAAAGCTGGGCGGCTGAAGCAATTTTTAGCAGATAAATTAATTAGGCCCCTACGGGGGCCGTGAAAAAAAGGAAAAGAAAATGCAAGTAATTAAAGCGGTTTACAGTTCTGAAGATAAATATTTTCAAGAACAATACGTTATGGATGACGGTTCCCATGTTTTAGTTTCTGCCAAATACGGCAAAACATTTATGCAACATGGCAAAAACGTTCCACAAAAAAATCACCGTGTTCGTTCCACAATGAACGAAGCAGTAGCCCGTTATTTAAAAAACAATCCTAAAAATGTTTGAAACTTTTTGGAAACATTACCCCAGGAAGGTAGCTAAACGTGCCGCCCTGGGGGCGTTTAACCGGCTTACAAAGGATGAACAAGCCCAGGCCATAGAAGCCATAGAAGAACACGTGGCGTACTGGAAACTTAAAGGTACGGAAATAGATTACGTGCCCCATGCCAGTACGTGGTTGCACCAAGGCAGATGGGAAGATATTTTAGACATGACCCCAAAAGAGGTAAAGCGGCCTTCATTACCTTGGTATAGTTCAGATGAACTTACTTTGGCCAAAGGCCGGGAACTTGGGTTATATGCATATGCCGGGGAATCAATGGGGCAGTACCGACAACGAATCAGCCAAGCAATTGGAAAGGCATCGGTATGAATGTGAAATTAGACAGTTACTTGTGTACCGTACCCAGTTTGGGCTTGCCGGGTTTAGGGCGTATTTGGCTAGACCTACTTTTGATAGTAGGCGTGAACGCCTTGCTGGGGATATTTATGATCAATGGACAAAAGGCAACCGTGGTGCCTGGGGGGATTGGCGATGATTGAAATGCTTGTTTTACTTTTGTTAATTACCGGTGTGTGTTTTTGGGCAATAATTTTGCACATTTTACTTAAATTGTGGATGGAAAAATGAAACCTGAAACACGTGTTGTTGATCCTAATGATTGTGTAGATTACCTATATGAATTTGCCCCTGAATACGCCAAAGCTAAAGGTGAACTGGCCGAATTGGAAGCATATAAATCCAGCTTAAAAGCCATCAAAATGAAGCAGTCAAGCGAACAAAGTTTGGGTGCCCAAGAACGTGAAGCTTATGCCAGCCAAGACTACCAAGACCTATGCAAAGCCATTGGTGCGGCAACGTATAAAACAGAAATGTGGAAGTACCGCCTAGAAGCGGCAAAGTTGAGGTTTGAAGCGTGGCGTACCCAGGAAGCCAGTAACCGTAACCTTGAAAGATTAACCAAATGAACGATTACTCAATACATTATGTTGCGTTGCAAAAACTATTAAAAGATTTTCATGAAGCCATCATACAAAGCAACTATGAAAAAGCTTATGAAATATCAATAGATATTGTGGATGTATCCCAGGCACTTGAAGATATAACTAAGGAATTATTGGATGCCCATACTAATTAAATTAACCCCGGCTGAAATACAAATGGCCGCTTTTGTAGGCACCCAACGTACCGTGCAATGTATTCAAATTGGCTCTAAGCATAAATACGGGGCTAAAGATACCGATGCCTGGCAAATGAGTATAGAAGGGGCTATGGGCGAATGTGCGCTGGCCAAACACCTTGGTATATTTTGGTCAAAAGGAACCCCCGGCGCAACTGACGTAGGCCCCCATGATGTAAGACAAACCCCATTAGCGCACGGTAAATTAATAGTACATCCTAGTGATGATGATAACCGCCGCTTTTACCTGGTAACGGGATTAATGGGCAAATATGCAATTCATGGGTATATGTATGGAAAGCAAGCAAAGCAACAAAAATATTGGGCTGATCCCCAGGGCACCAATAGACCGGCTTATTTTGTTCCACAAACCGATCTTATTCAGGATAATGGCGTAACTACATTAAACCCTGATAAACATTGGCTAGATGACTAAAACAGAAAAAGAACATTATGCTAAGTTGGCTAGATTGGGTTGCATACTGTGCGTACAGAAAGGAATCCTTGATACCGATACACCCGTGGAAATCCATCATATTCGCAGACATGGCCAGCCACGTAAAACCGCTAAAACTATACCCTTGTGTATGTGGCACCACCGCCTTGGAAATTCCAGCGTTCATTCCCTTGGCCACCGTGGATTCCAAAAATACTGGGGATTGAGTGAAGAAGATTTACTTGAAAAAGTTGAAAAATTAATAAATGCATGAATTAACTTTTCCTTGGCCACCGTCAGAATTAAAACCAAATGTAAAAACCCATTGGACCAAAAAAGCCAAGTTTGCTAAGCAATATAAGGAAGTTTGTTTTTATTTAACAAAAGAAGCAAAGTTTGACCAAAACACTTATAAATCATTGGAAATGGTGTTTTACCCCCCAAACAGGCGTAATTTTGATTTAGACAATATGTTGGCCACTATGAAATCCGGCATTGATGGAATGTGCCTGGCGTTAAATATTGATGACAGTTGTTTTAAAAAAATGTCAGTTGAAATGTCAGAAGATATTGGTGGTTTTGTAAGAATTAACTTAAAATAAGTTATGGCAGAAGAATACGAATTAGGCACCGTTGGCCCAATACCAACCGTCAACCCCAATGTAGCAAAAATTGGGGAAATGCTAAAAATTGCCAAAAAATATGCTGATCAATATTACGTTAAAGATTACGTTCCATTAATTGGTGGCATGACTTTGGGTGAAACCTTGTTGGGTAAAGCCCCGGAAGAAGTTGAACGCTGGGGCCAAGGTGATTACCCATTTAGAAATCCAGCAACCGTAGTAGGAACTGGTGGAAACCGTTTAGACGTATTTAAAACAGGACGATTTGAACCCGTTTTTGATGTAATTGCTAACGTAGCCCTTCCAGCGGCCGGAACCGCACAAATGGTTTCTAGGCCATTAGCACGGTCATTAGGTCCTAAAGCCGCAGAAATGACTGAAGATTACTTAACTAAACAGGGTGCAATAGCAAACATTGTTGAACCATCGCCTAAAAAAATAGTTGAACCATTTTCACAAATAGATGAATTAGGCTTTCATTCCCCGTTAGAAAACGCTATTTTAAAAATCCAGCAACCAAAAGGTACTGGTGAGCAATTCTTAAAACAACTGGAAAAGACCCCAGGCGTAAAGACGGAAGAACTTGATGTAACGGGGATAAAACAATATTTACTTAATAAACCAACTATCACTAAGCAAGAACTTTTGGATGAAATGGCCACCAGCCGGTTAAAGCTAGAACAAAAAGTTTTAAGCAAAGGTAGCGATGATACGGTTGATAATTATCAATTACGTGGCGGTGACGTATTTGATGATGATGATTACATACGTGGATTAGCTGACGATTTGCATTACGACATGAAAAACGATGATGTTATCCGTGCCCAAGAACGAGAAGCGTTATTAAAAGCTGATCCTGAACGTTATGAAGGTTATCCAAATGCCCCATATATGAAGGCTAGATTAGAAGAAGATATTGACGAAGTTTTGTATGAAAACGCAAAACAACAAGCTGAAGTTATGTATTACGATGATCCAATCCGTAAATATTACGATGATTATGGATATGAAATTTATGGCAATGAAAATATGGGTTATTCAGTAAAAGACCCACGTGGACAATTTGTAGATATTGGCACTAATAATTACAGTATTGATGATGTGCAAACCACTTTAGTTTCTAGGCTTTTTGATGAAGGCGTATTGGATTACGAAGGTGCTGGCGGTGCTAAATACGAAGATTACACATTGCCTGGCAAATACGAAAATTACCGGGAAGTGCTGGTAACTTTGCCGCAAAAAGAACCAAATTATAGTAGCCGTATTACATTTAAAAACGATGAAGAAGTTGATGATTTTTTAACCGATATGTCAATGGAAGGTTATGAAAACATGGATTATGGCCGTTTAAATAATTCAACAACAGTTGAGTTTAAAGGCTCTATTCCTAGCAACATTGAAGAATTAATTAGGCGTAACAATGGAAGTATTACTGTTGGCCGTGAACAGGCTGGCAAAACCTACCAATCCAGCCATTTTGATGAACCTAACATTCTTGCACATACAAGGCTGGATGACCGTATCATCAATGGCAAAAAAACTTTATTTGTAGAAGAAATTCAATCAGATTGGCACCAAGCTGGGCGTAAAAAAGGTTATGCAAGCGAAGCCAAACCTTTAAAAGAAGAATATAAAAATAAATTAGAAGATTGGCGTAATTATTTAAAAGAAAAAGCGGCCAAACATGGCGGTAAACCTGAAAACTTTGACAAAGTTAGTGAAGAAACTTTGGATAGATATGCTACACAAGACCTTTATAGCAAGTTAGATCAAGCTGGCATTGACCGCATGAATGAGTTGTTTAACGCTAAAAATCAAGCTTGGCAAAACTACAAAGCCAAGTTAAACACTAATGTACCCGATGCCCCATATAAGAAAAACTGGCATGAATTAATGATGAAACAAGTTTTCAATGAAGCAATTAAAGGTAATTACGATGCCGTAGCATTTACTACCGGCCGCCAACAAGCAGAACGTTATAACTTATCCAAGCAAATTGATTCTATTGACCTTATTCCAGCTTTAGAAGGCGATAAACAATATGTCATGCAAGCCTGGAAAAACGGCAACAACGTTATTAGGAAAGCCGTTAATGAAGATGAATTACCGGATTTAATTGGTAAAGAAGCCGCTAAAAAGCTTATGGAACAAAACCCAACCAGCTTACACAGACCGGAAGGCATTGCCCACGGCAACCCTAATATATTTGAAGGGCGTGAACTTAAAGGACTTGACCTGGACGTAGGCGGTGAACCTATGAAAAAGTTTTATGACGAAATAATTCCTAATTTTGTTAATAAATATGGCAAAAAATATGGTATTGGCGTTAAAAAAGCTAATTTAGAATCTTCAGGCACAAAAGACACGTTGGCGGCAGAAGTTTACGGTAAGGGCGAAACATATAATAATTTGCCAAGTGAACAAAAACGCAAAATTGATGCAATGTATGTTGCACAAGGTAATGAAGTGCATTTTATTGAATTATCCGATATGGCTAAGAAAGACATTAAAGAAAAAGGTCAACCGTTGTTCAGCGGCATAGGTTTAGCCCCGGCACCT